GAGGGACTGGTACAGCCGAGACGGAAACTCGATCAACTGCAAGTGCAGCCAGGTCGAGGTACTGGTCGATGACGAAGGGAACCCGGTGGTCCCGGCCATCGTCGAGCGCGCGCGCCGCAACTACCAAGTCATGAAAGCCAAAGGGCGCGGGCCCTGGGCGAAAGAGGATTGAGCCATGCCCATGCAGGTCAACATCACCACCCAGGTCAACAGCGCCAGCATTCGGCGTGAGACACACAACGGGCGCGAACATCTGGTTCTGCCGAGCTACACCCTGCCGGCCGGCGTGATCATGAACGGTGGTCTCTACACCGCCGAGCAGATCGACAAGCACTACCCAGGCCTGGAGGGAACGCTGGCGCCGCTCGGGCACCCGATGGTCGACGGGAAGTTCGTGTCTGCGTTCTCCCCTGAAGGGATCAACGCCGCCCACGTCGGCGCCTGGAACCGCAACGTGAAGAAGTCAGGCAACCGGGTCTACATGGAGAAGTGGGTCGACGTCGAGTTCGCCAAGTCCACGGAGGGCGGCCGTGAACTGTTGCAGCGCGTCGAAGCGCTGGAGAAGGGGGAGGACGTCCCCCCGATCCATACCAGCGTTGCCGCATTCCTCAATCGCATCGAGCCGAACGAAAGCCAGCGTGCCCAGGGCGCGGAGTGGGTCGCCGACATCCAGAGCATGGACCACGACGCGATCCTGCTGCACGAAGTAGGGGCGGCCACTCCTGAGCAGGGCGTCGGCCTGATGGTAAACGCCGACCAGGCTGTCCCGCTTCAGCCGAATTCCGGCGCTCTGGTTGGCGAGTCCTATCGGGAGCGGGAGCAGCGTCTCGATCGCGCCGCAAAGGAGCGATTCGCCTCCGGCCCTGACCAGTACGCATGGGTTGCCGACTTCACCGACTCTCAGGCTGTGATCAGCCGCAATGGCGGTGTGACCGAGGTGTACGGCTACAAGGTCGAGGCAGGGAAGATCGTCTTCGACGAATCTGGTCAGCCCGTTGTCAGGCAAGAGTCCTGGGTCGCCATGGTGGCCAACAGCATCAAGAACATTTTCACCCATCGTCAGGCTCGGCCTGATCAACCTGAGAAGGAGGGCGACATGCCCCTGACCCCCGAAGAAAAGGCCGAAATCGTGAAGGAAATCGGCACCAACACCTCCAGCGCCATCAAGGAACTGGCGGACACCATCATCAAGCCCCTGGCCGACAAGGTCGACGGCCTGGTCGCCAATCACAAGGCGCTGGCCGATACGCTGACCGCCAACCAGCGCGCCGAGGAAGACAGCATGCGCGAAGCGGTCAAGGCCAAGTTTGGCGAGGTCATCGCCAACAGCCTGGCCGGCGACGCGCTCAAGGAAATGTTCAAGCAGTGCGGCGAATCCGCTCCGTTGGGCGCCAATGCTGCCACCGACAAAGGCGGCCTCACCGCCGATATCGCCAACCTGCCGAAGGAGTAAGCCATGTCTCGCTATCGTCGCGTGAACATCGACGGCAAGTCGCTGTTCAAGACCGAAACCCGCAAGACCGCCGCGGCACTCCTGCCCGGCACGTTCGCCGTGATCAATGGCAGCGACCTGTTCGCCCAGGCAAGCGCCAGCGTTGGCCGCCTCTACGTCATCGACTGCGCTCACCACGAAGGGCTCAACATCCGCGATGAGGTTCCCGCCGGCCATTCGGCCGTGGGCAACTACGTCGAAGAGGGTCGCGAGCTCGCCGTGCTGTGCCCGGCCGGCACCTACAAGAAGGACACGCCGATCAAGCTCGGCACCAGCGGCCAGGGTGCCATCGCGTCGAGCGATACCGACACGGTCCTCGGGTACAGCCAGGACGATGCAGTCATCGCCTCCGGCGAAACCGACTTCATCCGCATCCGCTTCCGTGTCGGCAGTGTCGCCGCCCCGGCGCCCTAATAGGAGTACGGACACATGTTCCTCACCCAGCAAGCAATCGCCGCCCATCCTCGCCTGATGGGCCACTACCAGGAGTTGCAGGCCAACCGCAACATCTGGAACAACCAGAACGCTGCGATGATCACCCACCACCGCGGCGCCATGACCCCCGAAATGCTGGCCTGCAACGCGCTCGCCGGCCTGGGTCGTGAGTTCTGGGCCGAGGTCGACGCCCAGATCATCCAGTACCGCAACCAGGAAACCGGCATGGAGATCGTCAACGATCTCCTGCAGGTGCAGACCGTGCTGCCGATCGGCAAGACCGCCAAGCTCTACAACGTGGCCGGCGACATCGCCGATGATGTGTCGGTGAGCATCGACGGCCAGGCCCCGTACTCCTTCGATCACACCGAGTACAACTCCGATGGCGACCCCATTCCGGTGTTCACCGCCGGCTACGGTGTCAACTGGCGCCATGCTGCCGGCATGAACACCGTCGGCATCGACCTGGTTCTGGACTCGCAGGCTGCGAAGCTCCGCAAGTTCAGCAAGCGGATCGTTGCCTACACCCTGGACGGCGCCACCAACATCCAGGTCGAGAACTACCCGGCTCAGGGTCTGCGCAATCACCGCAACACCATCAAGGTCAACCTGGGCTCCGGCGCCGGCGGCGCGAACATCGACCTGACCACCGCCACGCCGCAGCAGATCATCGACTTCTTCACCAAAGGCGCATTCGGCCAAGCTGCGCGTGCCAACAAGGTGGACGCCTACGATGTTCTCTGGGTTTCCCCGGAAATCAACGCCAACCTGTCCCAGCCCTACATGATCACCATGGGCGGCGGTGCCAATGCGGTGGTGGCCGGCACCGTGCTCGATGCGGTCATGCGCTTCATCCCGGCGCGCGCGGTTCGCCAGACTTTCGCCCTGTCGGGCAACGAGTTCCTGGGCTACCAGCGCCAGCGCGACGTGGTCACCCCGCTGGTCGGCATGGCTACCGGCGTTATGCCGCTGCCGCGGCCGCTGCCGCAGGTCAACTACAACTTCCAGATCATGAGCGCCATGGGCATCCAGGTGAAGAAGGACGACGAAGGTCTGTCCGGCGTGATCTACGGCGCCAACCTGGCGTAAGGAGACCGACATGCCCAAATACGAGGTGATCAAACCCTGGAACGGCGTTTCCAAGGGCCAGGTGCTGGAACTCGAATCACTTGCCGCTGCGCTCCTGCCGAACGTGCGCGAGGTTGGCGCACTCAAGAACGGAAGCCTGACCTTGGACGTTTCGGCCCAGGTTGACGAAGCGGCCAGGCAAGCTCTCGCCGAAGCGCGTGCATCCGTCGATGCCATGATCGACGAAGCCAAGGCCCAGGCCGAAGGCATCATCGCCGCGGCCAACGCGGAAGCAGCGAGTATCCGGGAGCAGGCCAAGGCCCAGGCCGGCACCCTGACCCCGGCGATCCCGGACGGAAGCGAGCGCCGCGAGCTGATCAAAGCGCGCCTGAAGGAACTGAAGATCGAGTTCGATGGCCGCCAGGGAGAGGAAGCGCTTGCCGCCCTGCTGCCGGAGGGCGAACTGGCGAAGCTGTTCCCGGCCAAGTGACCGGTGCGTGACGAGAGGCCGCCTGCGGGCGGCTTCGTCGTTTCTGGCCTCAGCGATGGGGTCGCTTCTTCTGGAGAATGAAATGTTTGGCAATCTGATCGACTCGGACATCCCGGCAATTCCGAAGGCTCCGCCCGCTCCCATGGAGTTCCCGGCCTCGTTCGGGGCTAGCGATGACTTCAGGCTCTGCGATGCTATCCGGAACACCGTGGATGCTGCGCAAGACGCCCAAGGTATGACGCTTCGGATTCTTCAACGACACCTCCTCCGTCTGTGCAACCTGCAGGTCGAGCAACTGGAGGGATGTGGTGATGATCACAGTTGAGCAGGCCCGGCAGTATCTGCAGAGCCAGGGCATCGACAACGTGCCCGATTTCATACTCGCGGCGTGGATCGAGCAATTGCAGGAGATCCAGAGTTGCCTGGATGCCCACTACCCGGCATCGACCGCGCTGTTGATCCAGGCCTACCTGCTGGCGCTGTTTGCGCTGGCCCAGGCCGACAAGTACATCAGCAGCCAGACGGCCCCATCCGGCGCTTCTCGATCGTTCCGCTACCAGGCCTTTGCTGATCGCTGGAAGGCGCAGTTGGCCCTGCTGAACGCACTGGACAAGTACGGATGTGCGACGGGACTGATCCCGCCGAATCCAACCCAAACCGCCCATGGCGGCCTTTGGATCGCACGAGGCGGCTGCATGTGTGGTGACTCATGAGCACGACAGCGAATTGGAGTTACACCAACACGGCGACGGTTCGGCCATTCCTGCACTTCGACCTTTCGACCCAGGACGCCGTTTACGGCCCTGAGTACGAAATCGCCTGCACCTGGGTAGCGAAGGGAGAGCAGGTCCGCGACAACAGCGGCGCCGAATTCGTATCGCGCCACCAGATATTCACCGAGGACCGCCGGCCGAAGTACCTGGACCTGATCCAGTTCGACGGATCCAACGGCTGGGAAGAGATTCGCTCGGTGACGAACTGGGACATGTCCTTCTTCGGTGAACAGCCGGACTTTCTGCTGGTGACCTGACATGGCAATCCAAGGAATCGACCGCGTCCGGCGGAATCTTCGTGTGGCTGTCGAAAACATCGCCGGCGGTGTTTCCGAGCGCGCAGTTTACGAGGTACTGAGCCAGGGCGCCGCAATGGCGCAGACCATGACGCCGATCGACACATCGACTCTCGTCAACAGTCAAACGGCCCCCCAGATCACTGTTGGCCCCAACGGGGTCGAGGGGAGCGTCGGTTACACCGCCGCTTATGCGGCGGCAGTCCACGAAGCGCCAGGCACTCTCGCCGGCCAGCCGCGCGACGAGAACGACCCCAGCCGGGGAGACTACTGGGCTCCGAATGCGGAGCCTGAGTTTCTCACGAAAGGTTTTGACCAGATCATTCCAGCTATCCCGGCCATCCTCCGCAGGACCTACCGCGTATGACCCCCTACGACGCCTTCCAGGACTGGCTGGCTTCGATCCTGGGCGAGGGCTACCAGTACAGCCGTGGGATGTGGGTCGACCACCCCTCGCTCGACTCGGCATTCATCGCAGCGATCCAGCAAACCGGCGGCGCCCCGACTCAGGTCGACGTCCGTCGCCTGCGGTTCAAGGTGATCCTCCTCGGCCCGAAGGGCGTCCGGAAACACGTTGTCGACGTCGGCAACTCAATCGAGACCCTGGCGCAGGCAGCGCTTGGCGACAGCGTCCCCTGTGGCGCCGCATCTGTTCGGGCAATCGGAGAGCCGATCGGGCCCGGATACACCACGGAAAACCGGGCCTGGTACAGCCTGGACCTTGAAGTTCTCTACTAATCAGGAGGCCAGACATGGCTTGCAAGAAGCTCAAATTTCCGGGCCGCGACGTCGTGCTCGAGTATTACATCGGGTGCGGCGATGCGCTGCCGGCGGAGAATGACTGGCGCCGCTTCGGGTCGCTCCGCACGAAGGAGTTCACCGTCGAGTGGGACACCATCGACGCAACCGATTCCGACTCGGTCGGCGCGCTGCGCGAGAACCTGGCCAGCTTCCAGACGCTGACCATTTCCGGTGACGGTACCGTAAAGGCCTCCGGCGCTGGCGCGCAGAACCTGATCGACCTGACGAAGCATGTCGTGAAACCTGACTCGACTGGCGGACAGCCTGTTGTCTGGATGCGCATGACTTTCCCGGACCTGACCTTCACCGCGTTCATGCTCATCAGCAACCTCAGTCGCTCCGCGCCGTACGACGATGTCACTACCTACAGCTTCGAGGCTTCGGCGACCGCTTCCGACTTCGGCCTGATCGTCGAAGATACCCCCGACGCGGATGCGCCGGACCCGACCAGCATTCAGGTCGTGCCGGAGACCCTCTCGCTTACCGTTGGCGAAGGCTTCAACTTCGAGGGCGTCGTGCTGCCTGTTGGCGCTCCGCAAGGCCTGCGCTGGACTTCCAGTGCGCCGACCGTGGCCGCGGTGAACGCGGTTACCGGCGAGGTGAGCGCGCTGTCGGCCGGCACCGCCACGATCACCGCTGCTTCCAGCGTCGCCCCGGGCGTCACCGATACCGCAACTGTCACGGTTGTCCCGCTGGTGCAGGGCATCACTGTCTCGCCGACCTCCGTCTCGATCGCCGAAGGCGCCAACCAGCAACTGACCGCCGCTGTATCCCCGACCGGTGCGGCTCCCGGCCTGGTCTACGAAAGCGCGGCGCAGGCGATTGCCACCGTGAGCTCGACCGGCCTGGTGACCGGTGTTGATGTCGGTACCACCACGGTGAAAATCACCAGTGCGGCGCGGCCGTCGGTGAGCGTGACCGTTCCGGTAACCGTTACTGCACCGTGATCCTCACCGAGATCGGTGAGATAGGCGTACACACGGCCTCGGGGGAGTGCTTTCTCCTGCGGCCGTCCCTGTACGCCATGACCCAGCTCGGTACGCCGGCCGAGATTGTCGACGTCTTCGCGCGAGTCATGAGCGACCCGATCACCGAGAAGCACCAGGCGGACCAGTTCGCCGACGCCCTGGCCGTGGTGGTGGCCTGTAGTGAGCAGGACCTGTCCGACGTGTTTGGCTACTACGACCAGGACCTGGTCTACCGGCCAGGAACTGCGGACGTCGAGCACCTTGTGCCTCTCGCGCGCTGCCTGCTGAAGCACGGCGTCACAGGAGCGCTTCCGCCACTCCCCCGGCGCCACGACGAAGAGCCGAACTACTCGGGGGAATTCGTTGCGCGGGAGTACGTCGCGACGGCGATAGCGCACCTGGGGCTGAGCGAGCGCGAAGCTTGGTCCATGACCATGACCGGCCTGATCGGCGCTCTGCGCGCGAAATATCCCCCAACCGAATCGAACGCTCCGGGCGCCAGAGCCCCGACCGCGGCAGAGCATGACGCGACGATGGAGTGGTTCGACAAGATCGAGGCCAAGCGCAAGGCGCGGGCGAAAGGAGCACCCTGATGGCTGAGAATGTCGGCAGCATCTACTACACCGTCGAGGCGGATACCTCTGGCCTTGTAAACGGCACGAATGCTGCTGACCGTTCATTGGATCAGATGCAGGCAACCATGCGGCGTGCTGATAGCGAGGCGGCACGTCTCAACACGACTGTCACCAAGCTTTCGTCGGCTATTAAGACGATCATCGCGGCGTCAGCGCTCCGCGAGATGGCCAGCATGGTCCAGTCCTATCAGGAGATGGCTGACAGGGTTCGTCTGGCGTCTGCAAGCCAGGAAGAGTATGAAAACGTACAGGCCAGACTGCTCCGTACCGCCAACGGGACATACCGAGCGCTCTCCGAGGCGCAGGAACTCTACATCCGCACTTCTGCAGGCCTGAAAGCTCTCGGATACGACACAACGTCTGCACTGGATGTGATGGATTCGCTGTCGTATGCATTCGTGACCAATGCGACCAAGGCGGATGCAGCAGAGGCAGCGATCAGCCAGTTCTCCAAGGCAATCAACACCGGCAAGGTTTCGGCTGACCAATGGGAAACAATCTCCAGCGCAGTCCCGTCTGTTATTGAGGATATCGGCGCCGCTGCAGGTAAGACGGGGGCGGAAGTCAGGAGTCTTGGTGCGCAGGGGCAATTAACGGCGCAAATGCTCACCGAGGGTCTACGTAAGTCCTTAGAAGAGAACTCCAAGGCAGCCGCCGGCATGTCCAATAACCTGACCGATGCAGGGGTCAGGATTCGCACTGCATTTACTCAAGTCCTTGTTTCGTTGGAAGACCAGACTGGTGCCCTTCAAACATTCACCAATGGTCTTATTTCGGCTGCTGATGCGCTTCTTGAGTTCGGGCTTGACTCGGAAAAAATGGCAGCATTTCTCGACACTGCAACAGTCGCAGCAGCTTCTCTGGCCTCTGTTGTGGCTGGGCGTCTAGTTACCTCCCTGTATGCAGCAGGTGCGGCCCAAGTGCAAAGATTGCGGGCAACGCTTGAGCAGATAGCAGCTGATCGGAATGCTGCTATAGGTGCACTGAGGCGGGCAGAGGCAGAGAAGGCCGCCGCCGCCGCGGCTGTCGCTCTGGCTCAGGCGGACTTGAATGCTGCCAGGGGTTCAAATGCCCACGCAACAGCTCTAAACGCGCTGCTGGCCGCTAAAGAACGCGACTTGGCCGCCACAAGAGCGCTAACGGCTGCTCAAGCAACGCTGAATGGTGTAGCAACCACCGGGACGGTGGTGATGGGTGGACTTCGATCGGCAATGGCGTTCCTCGGCGGACCGCTTGGGGTTGTTCTGCTGGCAGCAACCGCGATCGCAACATTTGCAACGAATGCACGGGAGGCGAAAGAGCCTACGGACCTTCTAACCCTGTCCGTTGAAAAACTTGGACAGGCACAGCTGAAGGTTGCACAACTGGACATCGACAAGCGAATCCAAGCAGTGAGCGATAAGCTCAAACTGCTTGGGGAAAACTATGCGTTCGCGGCAAAAGAAGCCCAAGGCTCTGGTCGAAGGGCCAATCGATATGCTGAAGATGCCGTGCGTATCCAGGGCGCGGTCGAGGAGCTTACGCAGGAGCTTGACCAGTTACAGAAAAAGCGTTCAGACGTCGACGCAGCCCTAGATAAAAAGAGTTCATCCCCATCTGGTAATGGCCCGGATCGCCAGGCAAACCCGGAGGATACAAAGGCTCTCCAGAATCTTCGCGACGAGGCTGAACTATCTGCTCTCGCGGGTGAAGAACGGGCGAAGCTTGCCGCGCGCAAAAAGCTCAGTGCTGATGCCACAAAAGAGGAGATCGCGGAGGCGGAGCGTCTCGCTGTCCAGATATTCCGCAACAGCGAAGCGCGGAAGCAAGAGAAGAAGTCAGCCTCTGATACCGCCTCTACGGTCAAAAAGTCGATGGAGGATCAGCGTCGCGCTGCCTTGGACAATGAGAAGACTATCGGAGACCTTTCCCAGCAACTGGCACAGGCTGGACTGAAGGGAAAGGAACTGGCAGAAGCTGGGGCGCAATCTCGCCTTAATCCATTCGCCACGCCGGAGCAGGTCGCCCAGGTCCGCGCGCTCGCCGCAGCTCTGTACGAAGCGCAACAGGTCGAAGCCAACAAGCAGTTGCTGGGGCAGATGGACCCGATCGCCGGCGAAGACCAGCGCTACCAGACCGAACTGGAGAATCTGAAAAAGCTGAACGAGGCCAAGTTGCTCGAGGACCAGCGCTACCTGGAACTCAAGGCGCAGGCCGAGCAACAGCACGATGCCACGATGAAGCAACTGGAGGAGGAACGATTCCGCCGCCAGGCTGCCGGCAACGAGATGATCATGGCAACGCTTGATCAGGTGCAGCAGGCCGGCACGAACGCTCTGACAGGGCTGATAACCGGGGCGAACAATGGTGCTGACGCCATGCGACAACTGGCCGGCGCCATGCTGAACCAAGTCGTCGGCGCCCTCGTCAAGGTCGGCATCGAACAGGCGAAGAACTTCATCATGGGGAAGAGCATGCAAGCGACCGCAACCGCCCAGGGCATTGCTCAGGCCGGGGCGTTGGCTGGCGCATATGCCCCAGCTGCAGCTGCGGCCGCTGTGGCCTCATTTGGCGGCGCTGCGACGGCAGGCCTTGCTGCAATGGCAGCAGCAATCCCAGCGATGCTAGGCCTCTTCGGAGGACGCCAATATGGCGGAGGCGTCCAGGCAAATGGCCTGTACCGAATCAACGAGAACGGCGCGCCAGAGGTATTCCAGGCTGCGAATGGCCGGCAGTACATGCTGCCGAACACCCGTGGAGAGGTGATCAGCAACGGCGACGCCTCCGCTCAAGGCTCGCCGCAGATCAGCCTGCAGATCATCAACAACGGTCCGCCGGTTTCCGCCACCGCCACCATGGACGGGAACAACTTGCGGGTAACTCTCGATGCGGTCGAGCAGGACTTTGCCAACAAGGTTTCGTCTGGCCAGGGGCTTTACCCGAAAGCAATCGAAGGCGCCTATGGATTCAAGAGGGCAGGGCGATGATCAAATGGCCTGATGGCCTTCCCTTTCCGCTCAGGGAGGGGTACGGCTTCAAGACGGTTGAACCAATGGCCAGGACCGCCC